TTGGGGTGCTAGTTGCTGTAGTTGTTACTGTAGGTGTGATTGAGGGTGTTGGGGTGCTAGTTGCTGTAGTTGTTACTGTAGGTGTGATTGAGGGTGTTGGGGTGCTAGTTGCTGTAGGTGTAGCTGTAGGCGTGACTGAGGGGGTGGAGGTAGTGGTAGGAGTTGGTGTTACACTAGGGCTAGGTTTAATTATTACAAAACTTTTATGTAAGTCCGAAATCATTAAATCTAAAAAATACCCAGATTCAGGAATAGTATCAGAAAACTTTATACTAGTTTCACCAGTCGTGGGTAAACCGTATGTATTAGCACTAATAAAACTACTACTAATACTAGGAAAAACTATAGAAGGATTAACACAAGGTGAGCCAGTTAAGTTTAAAGTAGTATAATCAATAGATATATTGTCGATACCAGAATTAAGAGGCAGTCTAGCAATATAAACTTTTTGATCGTTTAATTCATTTAAAATATAATTATAAGTTTCATCTACATAACTAACAGTCGATGCATGACTTTGGTTTCCAGAGTTATCGTATAAAAATATTTTACTACCATTGCTAATGTAGACATCAGACTCAAAAGTTTTTTCACCAACAATAGATTGACTATTATTAATATCAACTAAATCGTTAGACACAATTCCACTTAAATTACTCACATTAACTTCCACCAAATCTTGGCGATTTATATCTACATTTCTAATGGAATCATTATTAAAATGAAATAATTCAAAAACACCAGAACCAGTTGTAAAGGCATTGTAAGGTTCGAAATGATACATGTAATACTGACCACTAATATAAGACCCTGAATAACCATCACCTTCAACACTATAAGACTTGTCTCTCTGAATAGTATTATCTGTGTATAAAAGATGACTACCCAAACTGATATCTCGGTAAGGGTAACTTTCATATTCATCAAAAACGAAATTTTCGGTCAATGAAGAACTAAAGTTACCAGAATAAGGAACAGCTACAGCTTTATGCCTCTCTCTAATACCGACTATATTTTTTACAGGATTTGCATTTTTAATAGTATAGTAAATTGTATCTTGAGGGGAAGCTTCTACATTCAAGAAGATATTTAATTCAGGCAGTAAGGCTTCACCTTGAATATTTCCAGATTCATAAACAATAGATTCATTTAATGCATTGACAAGTCTATAATCGTAATTGGCATAACTTGAATAACTTATTATACTTTCGTTATTATAATCAAGGAAACCAGTATCGCTGTGGCCGGAGTAAATTAATTTAATTAATCCGGTATTTTGAATATTAGGATTAGTATTGAAAGAGAGCTTTGAATAGCCATTAATATAATCAAAAGTTAAATTTTTATAGATTATACTTGGTAGAGGTTTTTTAATTGTGCGAGTTAAATAATCCTCTTGTTGATTTGAGCCGCTTTGATATAATGCAATCGTAGAATAAAATGTATCATGATCTCCAGTTCTGTTGTGAAAATAATCAAATTGTAAACTATTTAAAGAATCAAGATTTCCAGTGAAGTAAGAATCTTCTGAAAAAGCTAACGATTTATCTGAGTCAATCGATATTAATCCATAGGAACCTATGTCATTTAAATTTGAAAAAGCAAAGTTATTATAAATATATTGATCATCAATAGATAATGTGAAATTGCTTATAATATTTGACGGTTTAGTAGGTTCAATATCGATTGGAATTACATAATGTAAAGGTTTACTGTATGTAAAATTGAGGCCACTACCATTCCAATTGTAGGGAGTTATCTCAAGGAAGCCGGATTGACCTATGGGATAATCTATATTGAAGTTTTTGGTAGTCGCTACACCAGTAATAAAAGGATTAGTTTGGCTAATATTATCACTAACACTATAGTAGTAACTAGAAACATCATTTAATGAAGTTGACAGAGAGATAGATAAATCCACATAGTCGCCACTATAATTCTGAAAACTATGAGTACATTTTTGAATGAATGGAGGATAGTTATTAAATTGAATAAACCCAGTAGTTGAATGGTTATGAACATCGTTAAGTATAAATTCTCCAGAGATAAAATGCTCAGAATAAATATTATTAAACTCAATTTCGTTATCAAAAGAAACTCCAGAAAATAAAGTTTCATCATTAGAAATAAAACGGTAACCAATTGAAGTAAATAAAGGTTCTTCATTTAAGTCTTTAATAATTTGTTCATCTCTTACGTTTTTGATTGATAGAGATATATTATTAAGTCTATTTAAATAATCTACATTACCATAATAATATGAACCAATTTTGTTGAAACTTGTGGGAGAATTATTAAAGTCAAACCCAACCAAAACATTAAAATTATTAAGTTCACCAAAGTTCGATATAGGCACAAGCTCAACATCACTAGAATAATATGCAGGGGTAATCAAAAAATCATCAATATACCCATAAACATCAATATAAATACTATCACCTTCATACAAGCCTGATCCAGTATAGTGTTGATTATATGACGTTATATTTTGATAGATGGAGTCGTTAAGGTAACTTTTAACATTATACTTAGAATAAGATCCAGTAGGCCATGTAAAGCTAATTTCTCCAGTTGGTTCCATAATAATATTATATTATTATACTTCAATTAAATCAAATTTATCAGGATTGTATTCAATTGCAATCACTTCAAACTTCAAGCCGTCAATCTCTTTTAAGTTTTTAATTTGATATTGTTGGGGAGTAAATGTAGAATTTGAACTTTTATTAATCATCCAAGTAAATCCAGGCCGAACGCTAGAGTCAACTGCTTGTTCTAAATTAATGGTAAAACCACCACTAGCATTTTGTACTTCGTAATCCTCGAACTGGGGAGATCTGTCATCATCCATATCACCTTCATCTTTTACGCATTGAATAGAAAGAGAGGTGAAGTTCGGTAAAGCAGATTTAGGAATATCGATTTCTACAGACCTTCTGTCCGTGCTAATTTTTAATATTCTTCCAGAGGATTGGTTTGGCAATCTGTTATTGTCTATAACTTTTATTACATCACCAATTCTCAAATAAGATGCTGGTAGGCCAGTTTCGAATTGAATAATTTCTTTTTGCATTTGAGTGGTTAATACCTTACTTCTAGCTAAACGAAGAGCTTCTCCCTTTCGGGTGATAGAAATGCCGGCAAGTCTTACATGCACATAACCAACTTCAGCAATGCTTTCATTATCTTCAAAGTATTCGCTTTTCAAACTATACTCATCGCGCTCGTCTAAATAATCTACAGTGCAGGCTGATAACCTTTCTGTTTTAGGTGTGCTCGAGTAACTGAAGCCAGATTCAGTAATGTTTGAATTATTGAATATCATTACAGGGTCCCTTTTCGAATCGTCAGATATATAAATTCTACCACCACTAAAGTTTAGTGTCGCATTATATAAATTTAGCAAGCTTTTAATGTACTCATAAGCCGGTTTTTGTTGATCGACGTACAAGTTACACATAAACCTTCTTTCTTTGTAAGTTCTGCCCTCGAGGGTAGTTGTCACTGGTTCGTCAGCTAATTTGGAAAAACGTAAAAACGAAAATTCATCAATATCTTCTTTCTTGACTCCATATTTACCCAACCCATAAATCGGATTAATTAATAAATCATATATAACCCATGCTGGGTTGCTAGTCCACGTTAATGAAGAATTAAAAAATTCTTGATTATCAGAAGGAATTCGTCCATATGTACCAGTGTTTGGTTCATAAAAAGATGGTATGTTTACAAGTTTACCTTTAATGATAAATTCTCTTTTGGGTATATCTGGCAAGTCTTTAGAATTAGTTCTCATTGCAAATAATGCTGTATTGGGGTATGAGAAAAACCCTCCTATATATTCTGTTGCAGAAAATAATTCAGCATCCATTTTGAATCGAGCTTCCATTATTCCATATTGAATGGGATCCATTTCTCTAGTAAGCCTATAGACTTTAATTACTCTTTTTTTAATATTTTTCGGATCACTTTTATGTGCTAGATCTGGAAAATCTTTAAGATACACATCTTTTATAAAGGGAGATGTAGCGCATCCAGATACAGTAAGAGTATAACTTTTCCAATTTTGAGAATCTTCTCCTTCTATGCCGTATTCTATTTTGAAGCTCATTTTGGCGGGCCAAATTTCACCGCTGTTTTTAATTAAATTTCCAACTTTAAAACATAAAAAACTAGGGCAGGGCACCTTGCTAGCTATAGCATAACCAAGCACTCCTCCGATTAACTGTAAGCCAAACGACATTAAATCCTTGGCGAATTTAGTAACTGATAATACCTTACTAGCGTGAGATGCAGTGGGTACATTCAACCCAAATCCAGGTCCACCAGTGACTGCAGTACCACAAGCTGGACCAGTGTTGCCTGCATTGGTTTGAACTTGAGGATCAGGCATTAAGCCTCCAAGCATTTCAATTAATTTACCGGCACCTACATAACCTAAAATAGCTCCAATAATCGGCATTAAATTTAAAGTCACTATTTCCTCATCACCTTCATAAATATAATGCAATTCATTAATTTTAAATGATAAAGCAACCATAGATATATCAGGGTTAGATACTGTATGAGTGTAATAATAATCACGTTCCTCATGATTTCTCGGCCCATATAAAGGGTAATTAATGACTTTAGTTTGTGCGGGCAATCTAAAGTCATTGTTTTCCAGTAATGGTTTTTTCAATTGATTGGGTAAATTCGATAGCACTTCATTATCTAAATTGTTAATTTGATTAATTGTTCTTTGATTTCCATTCTGAAAAAAACCGCAAGACATATTAAAATCAAATTTCGAAAAATTAAATCGTCCAGTATGATCTCTAATAGGTGTGTTATTAAGAAATATACTATATGCCCAAGAAAAAGAGTCAAGTTCCCCGGAAGTTTCATCCAATTCAATAGAGGAAGAGGTAAAGCGTTCAGAAAAAGACAGCTCTAAATTCTGATCTTCTTCACCATATCCAGCAGCACTATTATTTTCATCAATAGTAAGTCGAGTTATTTCTCCATCGCTGTTTGTAGATACAAAAAACTTGATTTGACTAGAATTATCATCAAAAGAAGAATCTTCAAAAAGATTGTTAACATTAAAATTTCTAGAAAAACCCATTCCGGGACGCAACATTTGAATCCTGGAAAGCTTGCCGAAATTATCACCCCTAAGTGAATCAGCAGGAATGTTGAGAATCAGATCTTGCTTTATCATATTACATCCCGGCCAAAGCAGACTGGACATTAAAGAGTGAAAATCATAAGGAAAACTATAAAACGTCCATTCTTGAGGTGTTACAACTTCAAACGAACTTAATTGAGCATTTGCTCGATATTTGCTTTTAGATGAAAATCCAGAAGAATAATTTAACTGTGGGGAAATTGAAATACCTACACTTGTATCCTGAAAATTAACTCCATTCAGTAAAGATAGTACTGATTCGGAAACGTTTAAATGCACACACAATTCATCTTGTTCATAAGTGATATCTTTAAATTCGTTAGCTAATTGATAGCCTGAATCAATCACTTTGATTGAATCGATAGAGCCCAAGTTATCAACAAAAGCAACCGCCTTAAAGCAGGTTAATTCTAATGGTGAGTAACGGCCACGTAATCTATGATTGGTAGTTGCAGAAAATGCATTCCTAAAATTACTGTTTTCTTGCCACCAGTCATCATGTTTATCATTGCTATCAAAGCTTGGAGGTGTTTGTTTTAATTCTTCTGGAGTAATATCGGATTTTGCAATAAATCCACAAATATAAAAAACACTGTTAGGTTGATAACCTAAATTCGATTTAGAACCAAGAGAAGATAAGGTAATATTTTCTACCCCCATTAATTTATTGAAAATTTGAATTTTTGAACGATCAAAAATTTGACCCCCTGCTTTAGTAAGATAACCTACGCCTGCATCGCCAATGGTTACACCTGTTATTCTACCGGTAAAAAATGTGCTACTATCTCCTTCTTGAACAATGAGGGCTGCACAATCACCTATATCATCAGGTTTAGTATATTGACCTGAACTATCCAGTGTTATCTGTTCAAGTGAGCAATCTATCCTAGCTTCAGTCGTAGGATTTGCGAGATTTTCTTGATTATTTAAATCTTTTTTGTTTACAGATAAAGAAAACTTTTTTCGATTATTAACAATATTATTACATATAATACCTTGAGCAATTGTTTGACCTGACCTAGATAAACTAGGTCGATCTAAACCTTGAACGTATGATTTATAGTCATCAAAGATATTAACGCTAGAAGCAGTTTTTAGAGTTCCATTGTTATTAAACTCTACTATTATTTCCTGAGATTGATTACTGGAATCAATTTTTAATAAAATGCCTAAATCCTGGTAAGAAGGGCTATTTATTTTCACACTATTTTCTGTGTTAGAGTTATCCACATTAAGGGGAGCTGGACGTTCGTGACTAAATGGATGAATTGGTGTCCACATACCTTCACCACTGTTTCCATCATTATCCCATACTGGATTGTCAGGAATTTTGGTAATAAAAATTTTATCAATTTTACCTAAACTTGATATCTTGCAAAAACAATCTATGTTGGTAAGACAATACTTAGATAAAACCGTGCCGCTAAACCCTAGATTACGTGCTCTAAAAACTATAACTTCAGCTCGATAAAGTAAGCTATCGTTGTAAAATCCTCGAACATGATCTTCTAAAAGGGACCCAAACGACTCGAGGAATTCAGCGGCATCAATATTAAGAAATTCAATAATATCTTCATCTAGTACAGTATTTTCTAGAATATTTTCACCACTATTTATGATTTTTAAGTCGTCAAGCTTCCACGCATTGTTCTGGTTGTACATATATGCGGGGCTACCATTTATTGAATTAGCTAATGTAGAACCAACTCCTGGTATGATTTTAATATGTTTAGGGGTATGCTCTACCCCTTCAGCGTCTTTAGTAGTAGTTATGGTAGCTCGTTCAAATGAAAAATTAGGTTTATTTAATTCACTTCGAATAAGCTCTTGAGCTTTGTTTATAAAATCATCAGCAAAATTTTCATTCCGTAAAAATAGTGAAATAGGGGCTTTTTTATCTCCAAAACCAATATTATGAGTTGTTGCTTTATTGTCGGGTTGATCAGTTAACTCAAACTCATTGTCGCCAGAGAAAACGCTAAAAGCATTAATTTTAGCATATAAACCACCAACCGCTTCCCCCGAATCGTCAAAACCACCTTGAGGATAATCAATCATATATCGATATCTATCAGTAAAATCTGAAGCCAACAATTCACCCGAATCCCCGTTAACTCTAAAAATATTATTTTCTATGTCAAACGTGTTACCAAAACTATCAACAAAATTTACATCTGTATTTTCTATATCCGTAAATCCAAATGATCCGCAGAAATCGTTTAGTTGTTGCTGGACACCTCTTACTATAACATGCTGAATAGTGATTGGTCGTTGGAAAAGTAGTGAAGCCAATGGAACCCTTAAAATAACTACATTATGTATTCGTTGTCGAGTCAAATAATTGCGCGTGCAAGTTGACCACGCCCAGCCTCTGTTGATAGTGTGCCATCCGTTTTCTGGGTTGCCGAAGATAATCTGCTGCTGATCTTGTAAATCAGTAACTTCCCATCGTCCATCGCCAGTCCATAATGCCTTAGTAATAGTTATACTATTAATATCGTCTAAAGTTAAAGAGTCACCTCGAATATCAGCATATGGTCGCAACATACCTTTTAAATTTTCCTCATTAAATCTATTTGCATCATTTAAAGACTCAATGACAAAATCAAGATCATCAGACATATAACTTTGCAAGCCAGCATCTGTGTGTATAGAGGAGGAAGTTGCGAATCCAAAATCTAAACAATAAGGCTGAGAAGACCTTTGTCGTTCTGGGCTTGAAAAAGCTTGTTGCTCACGAAATTTAAAATCCAAATGAGCAGGAAAGTTGTCGGGGGAAATATTAATGCGAAAATCTTCATTTATAGAACTACTTAAAGAATTACCTAAGTTTATTAAGTTTTTAAATTCTTCATTATTAGACATAGATTCTATATCTAGTTCTAATGGTTTATCAGTTTCTATGTGTAGCAATTGAGACCATTTGTGAAATTTTTCAAAAGACATACCGAAAGTATCATTAGAAATATCCAGAATATTAAAAGGTAGAAAATAAATCCAACTTAGGTCATTAAAAACTGGAATATATTCATAGACTGAATTTTCATTCGTGTCTATCAAATTCGAAGGTAGTCCAATATTAGAACCTGCACTCCATTTATCAAATGTAGAGGTATCACTTCTAAATTGATTTAAAGACAAAACTCCAAGGTGGGGAACACTTGCTATCAAACCAACTGAAATTAGAAAATCGTCTGGCAATGTATAGGTAGTCATCGAGAGAGAATTTATACTATCATCAAATTCCGGATTGGATTCTAAAAATCTGTTAACAAGATCATCCCAACTCGATTGATCGTGAAAGTTATCTAAAAGTAAACGTAAATTTATTCTATTGAATGCATAATAAGTACCAAGCATAGCAAAACCATCGTCTGAGTTATTATGTTTATGTTCTAGTAAGGCGTACAATTTGTTTGTAGATATAATAGATGAAACCCCTAAAACTTCATCATCAAGAGAGGGACTTGTGTCTGGGTCTATGTTCCCTTCTGATATAGATGGATCCTCAACAGATAAAGGTCGATCAAATTCAACCGCTAATTCATGTTCATTATTTGAAGCAGGCATATTACCTATAATCATATGCTCGTTGAGATCGGGAGGATAGGTGGATCCAGGATCATTAATCTCAATTTCGAAAGAGGGATTATCTTTATCAATTTGAGAAGTAGGTAATAACTTGTTATGTTTTTTTGAAAAACTAATAGTTTTAAAGGTCGCAGAATTATCTTTTGATGATAATATTTGAGCGTTTTTACTATAACCTAGGGATATTAATCCATGATCGTTAGAGAATGCACTTGTATTCAAATCGAAGTTAGAGTCTCCAGTGATTGGGAGAGCTAAACCGGCTATAGGGCCTTCAGATATAATATCTAAATTTCTATAAATGCCTATTGATTCCAATTTATTATAATTACCTCTAGACCCAACTCTAGAGCGAGTAAGTTTTTCTTCATTTTGATCTTGATCAACCAAAAGAAAACAAGAATCACTAGAAGACTGGGGCCGTAAAAAAGAATCTAAATCATCATCTTTAGGAAAAATGTAAGGTTTAGCTGAATTATTACTACCATTATCAAGGTAGCTTTGAGTTGAGTTATAGTTGGAAGCTTTTGAAGAAGAGGGTCCTAAAGATAATTTGCTTCCACCTTGAGATGGAGTAGAAGAATAGTGAGAGTTATAACTATCATTACCTTGACTAACTTGAAATGTTTTTGCTTGAGAACCAACTATAGAGTCACTTAATAGAGATCTTTTGCTGGGGTCTTCTTGATTGTTTTCGGAAGAAATTATATGGTCATTTACGATTTCATCCGTATTAAGGATTGAAAAATTATTGATGGTTGATAACAGATGAATTCTTTGATCAAAAGTAAATGTTTTACCTGGATTATCTGTGAAAATATTACAGTCAACTTTACGCGTTCTTAAAATAGTAGCTGAATCATAATCAAATTCGAAGTTAGAAATGTTAGAATTAATGACTAAACTACCAACCTTTAATTGACCGTAAATAATAGGGATAGGAACACCTTGCTCAGTTCGGTTGTCATTAGAAGAATAAAGCCAAGAATTGGTTGTAATAATTTCATATTCTTTACCACTCGATTTTACTGGGTTTAATTTATTAGCTAACTTTTGCATGCCATAACCCATTAACGCATTCATAGCAAAACCCATAATTGGACCACCTGCCTGACCTTCTAATTTAGGGAATACATGATAATAGTCTTGATTTAAAATTAAATCAGAGCAATAAGCATCTAAATGATTTTTTTTATCATCAATAAAAATAAAATTACCACCTTTATAAATTTTATTGATAAAGTATTTTCTGAATTCAGGAAATCTACCAAAACAATACTCAAAAAATCCCCTTACACTATGACAATTTACATTAACTGTCCGACCAATGTAACGAGTTAATTCCCCATGAATAATAAACTTTCTCATAAATCCTTGTACCTATATACTTTATACACTTTATTTAAAAGTTCAGGGCCAATAAATTCAGAAATTGGATATCCATAAACTGGATGATGAAAAAATAAATTATTGTCAACAATACCTATATGAGGATAAATAGAAACATTGGGCTCAAAAATTAATACATCACCACTTTTAATGTTATTCACTGAAGATTCAATAAAGAATTTGTCAAGGTAAAACAATAATTGATTCAATGAATCAAGTGAATTTCTCGACCAATTAATTTCATAACCTTGTAAATTTATATTAAACCTACTCAAAAGATAGTCTTTAACATATATAATACAATCTTGAAAGTAAGGAATAAATTGTCTACATTTTAAATTAGTTGGTTGATAGTTATTGGGGTAATATAAAAAGCTATGTTTATTGCTAATATTAAAAATAAAAGAAGGTAAATTAAAAGATTTAGCTGATTCTATATCTAATTCACTAGGGTAATCTTCCGTTAAGTGACTATGAAAAAGGGAGATAACTGAATTATTTAAATACATAGTATAAAATGATGGATTGGAACTCGTGAATGAATGTGGATCCACTAGGTTTTCATTTGCAACTTTTAAAAAACGTAGACTAGAATCTTTTAAATCTAGATAAAAAAAGCCACAAACCTCAGCATCAGAAGAAGATAAAGCGTAACGAAAGCATTGTTGAAATGCTTGTTTATGCTGGCCAAGATCCAGGAAATCCTCCAAAAGGTAGCCCCCTATTTAGTTCTGTTTCGCTAAATCTCAATCGACAACCTTTTAAGTTTTTCGAGCACGAGTCCTTGACCCACTTTTTAGGATGAGTGATCGGACTTTCACCAGCTGTTGTGCTTGAGATGCAAACGAAAAATTGTTTTTCAGCAGCACCATTGTCTATAAAAACATAATCTTTAGCACTATATGTTTCATTGTCCGAATAAGTTCCACGATTCACGGGATTCTGAAATTGACTAATATTATTGGATTCATCTGCAACAGGTTTGCCATTGTAACCACACCCGTGCTCACTCCTATACTTCCATTGACATACATTATATACTATTTTTCTAGATGGAATTAACCCGCCCTCTCTCTCAAAAACTGAAACAAGCTCGAACTCGATAGCCTGATTATTCTCTACATTTTTTTTGTTAATAATGTAGGTTTCTTGAGGGTAGGAAGATTCATTGCCAGAACCAAAAGGATTGACTCCGTTTGGGAAATTAGATCCATCAAGGAAGCGAACAAAGGTTTTTATGCGCACTATCCTGAAGCCAATAAAATTATCAAAGTGATTAGCTCGTAAGCTAAAATAACTATCAGTATTATCAAATCTTAACGTTGGTCGAGGTAAAGTTTGATCAACATAATCGAAACCTGATGCAATCAGGGGAACATAAAGATATTCGTCTTTATTGTTCGAAGTTCCACCATAACGTATATTATTTTGATATCCATTTTCTCCACCGTGAAACTTATAAAAACCTATAGAGCTGCCATTTTTATCTTTTAGTTCTAATTTATATAGACTAATCGGAGCAGATGGATCTGAATCCATTATTGCTTGTTTTATATCTTCTTCGAAAGCCATAATATATTATACATGTATCAAGACAAACATTCTATAAATGTTGCATTAATGTTGTGATTATTGTAATAGTTAAATGTGTGAGTCCATTCTGGGCAATAAAAATATAGTATTTTATTTTTGTTGTTTAAATTGTAATTAGTATTATTATTATTGGATACATAATCACTATGAACATGGAATGCAAATTTCTTGTATCCCAGATGATTTTCTAAAAATAACAATATACGCTTAGCTTCTATGTTTGAGCGGTTATTAAATGAAAGATTTAAATTGCATAGATTTGGATTAAATCCATACTTGACATACCTTTGAGAAATCTCCTGAAGATTTGCATTTTTATATTTTGGAGAAAACTCTATATTAGTGGAATAGCTGGGATAAAAATCAAACATCTTACAATCTAAATGTTCGTCGCCAACCCTAGGAGCATAAGGATAAAAAGAACACTCATTAGGGTTATCAATAAAGATAGAATGTCTATGTTGATTATTTTCAGTTAAACCATTATTATAACTATGTTGCGAAGGATGTTCGCTTGTAGATTGTATACTAGCTTGTTCCGTAGAATTATTACCAATCGTTAATGATTCATTTAGTTTAAAAGATCTATATGTATCTTTTTCATATAAATAATTACCTTCTTGTAAAGATATGGAAAGTTTCTCATCATCTGTGGATTGATTTTTTAATGAAAAAACATGATTTTTATCTTCAGTGGAATTTGAATGATGTCCATGTAAACTTGAAATATCGCTAGGAATAATTTCCGTACTTGAACCATGTAAACTTGAAATATCGCTAGGAATAATTTCCGTACAAATTAATTCATATTCAGACATAAGCTGTCTAGATTGAGTGGTAAAAACATTAGGCTCAATAGAATCCAAGATTGTATTATTTATAGAAATGAGTTCTGCAGAAACATCATTTACATTAAACCTATTAACATTCACAGAATAACGTAAGCAATTAAAATGATTAGCTTTATATGGATAAAATGGAGAGTATAGAAATGCATCCAAACGTTTACTATCAAATGTAGTCCTGCCTTGACTATCATTAGTTGTTGATTGAGGTTTATATTTAAATTGATTTTCGAAAAATGAAATTAATTCGCGTGATTGTATATTAGTTAACTGATTGAAATTTAAATTCAACTTCATTGTTAATGAATTTATTCCCTTAGGTAACACTTGTTTAAAGTTATCAGCAAAAGTTATAGACTCATTAACAGAACTAAAAGATGCAGTACAACCAAAGGAAGGAAGGAAGTTGGGGAAACTAGAATTATTACTTGGATTTTTTACATTCATTATCGTAATGTTTGGGACGCGCTCATTGACCCAACTAAATAACCTTGAGAATCAACACTCAATGATTTGGAGGTGATTGGGCCAAAGCAGCTAAATGTTTGAATAAGTCCGTCAGAGTTGTCAGAAAAGTTATCATATTCTAAATCTTTTAGTAAGATTTTTAAATTTGCATATTCAGATCCATTTTCTTCAGAAATAATAGATGGATCAAGATGCTCACCCTCAATCTTAACATTGATAACTGTATTGGTATTAGAAACCCTTTTCGGGACATTCATGAGATTTCTTTGAGAATCTATATTGCTAGACTCAGGAACTTGAAATGTAGCTGATCGATTAGAGGATATAGAATAAGAGCATGAAATCGGGTGTTCCATATCAAATTCCGTAGTACCTATAATCTTACTATTCTGGCCATGAGCAATGGATTTGTTACGCATATAATCAAACTGAGCACGACTAAAATATGATTCAGTTAAACTAGTATCATGATCGATCTGACCATATATATCAAAATTAGCAGTAGCCTGAGATATAGAATTTGGAGCAAGAGAAAAAGATAAATTATTTAAGTAAGCTCTATCAAAAGAGAAATCGCCTAAATTGCCATGAACGTGACGCTCATTGATTGGAGGGTGATCACTAACATTAAATAATCCAGTTAAATTAAAAAACCTATTTAAATTAAATGAGTTAAAATAAAAATTAACATCTAAAGATCCAACAGCAGGGCCCGTAGGTATACTTTTAAAAATTGGATCGATATATCCATTTTGTATACTTGACTCAGGAATAGAAGTATCGCTGTTACAGTATAATTCAACTACATAATTATGCCCATCCGGGAAGACATCATGCTTAAAAAACAACCTCTTATGATTAGGGAACACAATAGGAGTATCTTTAGGTATTTTATATATCGATGAAGGTAAAGGTTTAGGGGGTCCATTTGTTGGACCTAAAACAGCAGAATAAGTTTTACCAGGATTTAAAGTAAATCGAGTATAGGATAGTTTTGTGGATGTAGGGTCAGATTCTTGCAAACTACAAATTTGAATTAAATTGTCATTCAACTGTCGAGCAGTCTCTGTTGGCTGTTGGACTGATAAATTTGCGCTTTCGGCGAACAAAAATTCTTGCTGTGATCCATTCGATAAGCGAATAGGTACATCTTCGTATGGTATAAATTTCATTATTTTATATTCTATCCGATCTATTAATGTAACCCTGATAAGATAACTGCAATGCTAAAGATGCATCACTGCTGCTTTGAATAGATTGACTTAATAGTCTTGCATTTTGAATTTTTATAGATTCAATTAATTGATTATTAATGGGATTGTTTAAAGAAATTTCAACATCCTTCACAATAGGAGACTCTAGATAACTTGAAATTTTATCAACCTCGTAGTCGTCAACATCAATACTAACATTTAACTCTTCATATATAGGGAAGTCTGTATGTACTTGAATTGGAAAAGGTTCACCAATTTTATAAATAGGCTCCCTATTGATGCGTATAGAATAATCAAAGCTAGACACCCTATTAGTATTAAAACCATGAACGTCAAGAAGTATTGAGCCTTGATTTGGTATTTGTATGGGTGGATGAGTTGTGTTACCTTGGTCCTTGAGACCTTCACCAATATCTCCGTATACTACAATGGATGCATTAGCTGTAGGAATTTGACCAATACCTGCAGATAGAGAATATTCAGTTAGAAAACCACTCAGAAAACCAAAACTAGAGTCTCCGTAATTAATACTACCACTAATTGGTTGATCATCAGTATAATCTAGTAATTTTTCCTTACCAATATAGTATTTAGAAATATTAAAATTGCCAACTAAAGAACCTTGCCTTACAGGAAAAGTATGACCTTTACCTATGATATTAATAGGAGATTCATCAATACTGTAACCACCATCTATACTAACTACCCCCGATAATTGACAACCATCAAGAAAGAATTCCTGATCGTAGTTGAACTGAGCGTTTTTAACTGCCACTTAGCACACCCCCGATTCGTTGCTCTTGCGAAATAACATTGATGACTGCATCTTTGATTCGCGATGCAAATTCTTGCTCATTTGGGCCACCCCCTTCAGTAGATACAGATCCATTAGGTGAAACATTAATATTAACAGTAACATTGCTAGAATTAGTTTGGTTTTCGTTTTGAGTATTTACGGTTTCAGTTTTTTTACTTTCAGGACTATCTACTATGCCACCCTGATTCATTTTGATAGTGTTTAATTTGTTGAAAAATCCTGGATATTTCTTTTCAACTTTTTGCACACTTGAAGCCTTAACAACATATTCACCTTTATCAAGCATAACTGGCCCAACTTTGTCAATCCCACCAGGACCGTGAACCTTGCCACCTTTACTCATGTACATTGTTTTATTTTGGTAAGACTGATCTCTAAAGTAGTTACTTTTATTATCAAAAGAAGAATTTTGGTTTTGATAGCTAACATTATTTATGGGGCGAGATAAATTTATATCAGAATGGCTATTAATAGTATTGCGATTTATGGAAGATCTATTATTAGGGCGATCTCCATCTCTAGACACGGAGAAAGGATTATTAGATTTAGGTAAGTTAGTAAAAGCTGGTTGACTACTATAAGAAGTCATTGAATTCATGATGCTTTGATTTCTTGAGTTACCAATATACGAATTAAATGATTTATTCGCATTATTATTTCTATTATTAAAATAAATACTACTACCTTGATTAAACTCAGAGTAAGAAGGTTTATCTGAATAAGTATTGAATATAGAACCTACTTGATTGAAGCGAGAATATTTATTAACAGAATGACTGGAGACATTATTACCTTGATTAAAGTTAGAATAAGAAGATTTATTTGAATCAACATTGAATACAGAACCTCCTTGATTAAAGTAACTGCTACTAACAGATCCTCCTTGATTAAAGAAAGATTGACGAGAATGTTTCGAGTGAGAATTGGATGTAGACCCTCCCTGATTAAAGTAAGAATATGGATTACTTGATAAGTAACTGCTACTAACAGATCCTCCTTGATTAAAGAAAGATTGACGAGAATGTTTCGAGTGAGAATTGG